TTATTTTCGGTTACGCATAGATTTCCCAGCCTTTTTGGATGTTTTGTTTTTATAACAGCGTTTTTTCATAGTTCTCTTTGATGATCTTTTACCGGCCCAGAATTTCCACCAAGGTTTTTTAGGGCATTCAACGCTATTAGAAATGGCAGTTTGTTCTTGAACTGGTGTACTTGGAGAAGGAATGTTCTCTTGAACTGGAGGTGTAGGTGGGTTTACCTGGTTGGTAGTGTTAGGAGTCATTTCATCACCACCTTTTGTAGTTCTTGTTCTAACACGATATTTATTGTATGTTTTTTTTGCCATAGTAAGTATACAATATACACATACTTTTTTCCTAAACCTACCATTTTGATTTTTTGACATTAATAGTAGGAGCATTTTTCTTTTTACCTTTCGATGGATCATACATATCATCGTCTGAATCATCGGCTATTTCTTCACTCAATTTCCAATATTCTTTATTTCCTAGTTTGTAATCACCGTGTTTTTCTGCTTTATACCAAAAAATCATATCCTTTATATCATTGGACTTTGAATTATTGTTTATCACTAAACATTCATAGTTTGCGGTTGTTTGGTCTAAAACCGCACAAAACGCTTCTAAGGTTGGAAACATACTCGCATAATTTTCCCAAATACGCTTTCTATTTGCTAAGTAAGGTTCTCTTAATATAAAAACATAGTCTATGTTTGTACGTAAATTTGGTGGAATACCTAAAGGATACTGCATGGTAATAATCAACATAATTTTCCAATGACGACCATTCATAAATAATAAACGCATTAATTTATCACGAGTCCAAGATTGGTCGTACAAACAATCATCCATGATAACAAAAGCACGTGGATCAATAGTAGTTCTCTTAGTTGTCATAATTTGTTGATTCATTTGTTTCAGAACAGTTTTTTGACGACGCAATATGTTTTCAATTAACACAGAATTATACTCATTATGAATAAATAGTTTTGGGACATGTTTTCCATAAAAACCGTTTCCTGCTTCTGTACCGGAAATAACAGTTCCAATAGGAATATCCTGATGATAAAAAAGAAGGTCTTCAACTAAAAAGGACTTACCAGTATCACGACGCCCAATTAACACAATTACGGGTCCTTTATTTTCATCTGGTTTGAATGTTATGTCACGCATACTAAACCGTTTTAGTTCTAAATTCATTTTAGTTGATAATATATCTTTTATAGATAAAAAATATAATATTAATAGACGCATAATAATGTGTTTATCTTTCAACAATAATATATTATTTAGCATTATAAATGGTTCGTTTTTCAATAAATTACTATAAACCTAAACCTATACAGTTAAATTATTTAGAGGAAAATTATATTCAAACTGATGAAGAGAAAGAATATAACTATAACCCTTTTCGAATTCAAAAAATACAAAACTACCAACCGATTTATTCATATTATTTCGAAATGACTGAGAAAAACTATAATAATGTTTCTTTTCATCATAAATACTTTTTTCATACTTTGAATGATATAATTGATATATCAACTAATGAAATTATAGAAAAACCCGTTTTCATAAAATATTCTCCTTTACTTGATCCTTTACGTTATATGAATGGTAAATATGATATTGAAGATACGAAGATAAGAGAACTTCCTAAATTGAATTCTACTGAAGAAAATGTCTATAAAAAATTATTAGATACGAATAATGCTTCCTATATTGATGGGTTTTTTAGTTTTTTATCATCACAGTTATTGAATACTCATGGCTTCAAAAACGCAGTAGACTATTATGGAACATTTTTAGCATTACAAGATAAATTCAAGATGAATATAACCGATGACTATGAGTATTTGATAGATTCTAGTTTTTTCAATGATAACAAAAACAAACTATTCGAAATATCAAAAAATACACATTATCCTTTTATGAATTTCAACTCAAGAGGTAATAAAATGAAACTTAATATATCTAAAACAGAGAACACCAAACATAATATTTCTGTCATTTCTATGGATTGTTCTAAAGAAATATCTTCAGAATCTAATATTCATGAAATACATCAGTTAGAAGAAATTTATCAAAAAAATAAAAGTGAAAAAAACGATGATGAATACTCTGATAGTCAAACTACTGAATACCAATATAGTAGTGAAGAAGAAGATAATAACGAGGAGGAGGATAATACCAACGAAGAAGAGGATACAAACGAGGATGATGAAGATGAATGGGAAGACGTAAACGAAGAAGAAGACGAAGATAATAGCACGGAGAGTAGTATCGAAGAATCCATTTTTGCCTTTATAAAAGATTTCCCAGTACAAATGATATGTCTTGAAAAATGCGACGGAACACTCGACGAATTATTTGATAATGAAGAAATAGATGATGTTCTAGCAGGGTCAGCATTAATACAAGTAATTATGATTCTTATTACATTTCAAAAGGCATTTTCTTTTACACATAATGATTTACATACAAATAACATTATGTATTCAAACACAGATATTGAGTATTTATACTATAAATATGAGAACACATATTATAAAGTTCCTACTCACGGAAAAATATTCAAAATAATAGATTTTGGAAGAAGTATTTATAAATTCCAGGGAAAGCTGTTTTGTAGCGATAGTTTTGCACCGAATGGTGATGGTTCCAGTCAATATAATTTTGAACCATATTATAACCCAAAAAAACCAGTTATTGAGCCCAATTTCAGTTTTGACTTATGCCGTTTAGGTTGTTCTATTTACGACTTTATTATTGATGATGAAAAAGACCCAAAACTAGACGAACTACAAAAAACCATTATTCGTTGGTGTAAAGATGATAATGATAAAAATGTACTATATAGGAAAAATAGAGAAGAACGATATCCAGGGTTTAGTTTATATAAGATGATTGCGAGAACCGTACATAAACATACACCTCAAAAACAGCTGAAATACCAATATTTTAAACAATTTGAATATAAACCTAAAGCGAACAAAACACAAATTATAGATTTGATAGATATTGATAAAATACCGATTTATGTGTAACCCCCCTAAAATCCGGGTGTATCTGTAAACACTTGGGTTGGTGTAATATTACTGTCTTGAACTCCTAGTATTTCACTTATTGGACCATTCAATGAAAAATAGGTATAAATAGGAATAAAACTAGCTAAAAATACTACGATAGTGTCTCGCACAATATACTTCAAAGGTTTCATTTCCTTTTCAATATATTTCATTTCTATCATTTTCGCAAAGAAAAAGAGAACTGTTATAATTACTGCTAAAAATACTACTTTTTCCATAATTCTTTTTATTATATTTATTAAAAAGAATTCTTGTTTCAAATTTGAACGCCACCTATTCTAAAACAATTCTTCCACATCCAACATTATATCATCTTTTGAACCTTCTCCTCTGAAATCCATTATATCTAATTCACCTAAATCAATTGTATCTGTATGTATTTTTATTTTATCACTTTCGTCGTCGTCTTCTTCTTCGTCTAATTTTCGCTGGAGTGCCCTTGATGTGCTTATTTGTTCTAGTGTATCTATGTCTTTTGGAGCCATTATTTGATTTACCGAACCACTATCTAAATCCATTACTTTATCATAGTCATCAAATGTAAGACGCGTTGTTACAGGCTCATTATCTATATTGGAAATCGCTGGAACCACACTTGGAATGTTCTCCTCTTCATTTGGTTTTATCTCAACCTTTTCTTCTGGTTTTTGTTCCTTTTCTCCCTCTTCCTTGGTTTCCTCCATATTTTCAGGTGGAACTTCCTCTATTATAACCTCCTCCTCTTGTTCTACACTTTCATCCATATATGCTCGAATAATTGCCTCTGTTGGAATACTTTCACGAATAGTTGTCATAATACACTCCTGAATTATTAACTCAAGTTCTCTGTTATTCTTCTGGACCAATAAAGGCGATATGTTCTTTTCAAACAAAAACACATTCGTATAAACCTTACGAGCTACATTTATATAAACCTTATGTATAAAATGGTCTAGTTTAGGTGTGGAAATATCAATTTTCTTTTGTTTGTTTCCAACACGAATACAGGTGAGAACTTTCAACTGTATAATATGTACGCAAGTAATCAAATCTTCTAAATAATTACATCCACTTTTCTCAATTATACGGTTACGTTCTTCTTCAATAATAACCGAATTCCATTTTGGAATACGCGAAAGTAGATTTTGGAAAGTCATTAAATATTTACCGACTTCATCGTTATCTAAACACATTTTCCAGGCTTCATTGAATATAGACTTAATACCTTCTTGAACTAATGGTGTTAAAATACTGACTAATCGAGCACACCATTCATTACGAGATTCATGTAGATTGGAAATTACAAAATCGTCCATTTATAGAATTATAAAAGTATTTTATTTATGTGGTTTTTACGAAAAATTATAAAAATCCTATATCCACTAATTCTCTAGGTTCTATTATTCCCCCCTTGAAAACAAAATCAAGCATATATAACATCAATAATTTTTCGCAACGATATTCCGATTTTATTTTATGGAAACACATCATTATTTTGGCTCTCTCTTCACCACTCCATTTTTCACTATTTGAACGAAAATATTCAATCAAATCTAAACAAGAGTACCCTTTTTCGTATATCGCATTACTTATTTCTACTAGGTTCTCATATGCTGTCTCTGTATTCACTTGTTCCATTATTTTTTGTATAAAATTCCTTTTCGTTAGTTCAAGAGAACTCGTGTTTATTTTTTTATTGAGAACATACTGTTGTAAATTCACTATCTTACCATTTTCCAAATATTCTGGAACATATATTTCGCAGAATCTGGATAAAATAGGGTTGAGTAATTTCGACTTGTTCTCCACAATTATGAAAAACCGAGTATTATAACTAAATAGTTCAATACATCTTCGCAATGCTGACTGGGCGTCATTTGTTAAACTATCCGCATTAAAGAGAACTATGGATTTGAATTTAACACCCGAATTCGTCTGTAGATTGGTTTTCGCAAAAAATTTAAGGTCTTCACGAATGAATTTTATTCCTTTACCGTGACAGCAGTTGACGAACATAACATTGTTTTTGATTATTTGTTTATCGTTTTTATATATTTTATAGAGGAATTCGTATACCAGGGTCTTTTTACCAGACCCCGAAGACCCGTGAAAAATAATATGGGGTATTTTATTCTGTTGATAGAAATAGTCTAGTTTTTGTCTTATATTTTGATGTATTGGTAGTAAGTTCTCCATTTTCTCCATTATATGTATTTGTCAATCAACTTTTATATTTATATTTTTACATTTTATAAATGTTCTATACTTGAAAATATACTTAAAGTAAATATCACAAAAATAGTATATCAACAATGGTCCATTGTATGAATTATACTATTTTCTATGTAATTAGATTTAAGAATGAAATAGACTGGTATGATGTATTTCCAGATATTATGAAGAAAATGAAATATCGTTTCAATCCGCCGCGATTAAATTCAACTAGTATATGTAATTCAATACATGTAATATCACCGTATGATTCAGAAACATATGAAAGAATAAAAGACCTTCCAATAGGAAAACATGCTATATTTACAGAAGAGAAATTCGTTAATTGTTATTATGGTCCAAAAAACGCTTTTATGAAGTATAATAATGAAACAGAGGAAAAAGTAGTTGATGAAGAGGAATATGAAAAGTTTATGGAAAACTTCCATAAAGAATTAAATACTTATGACTTACTTACAGAAAAAGAAAAGGAGGTAATTGAAGAAATCAAAATGAAAATAGGAGAGGAAAATATCGTATCAAGTAGGTGGGAATTTACGTATTATAGTTATTAGAACCGAACCTTTACAAAAATTCTATGTATATATTAATTTATTTATATAATATATACTTGTTACATAAATGAAGTTTTTCAAAAAGAATGGTGGA